CAATTTCATACAGTCTTCATCACTGTATGTCATCTTCACAATCTCTTGCTCGGCAACTAATTTAACTTTAAATTGTTGGACATAGTGCTTCTCCATACACCAATAAAGGAACGCCCTTACAACACGCAAATAGTGATTGAGTGTTGTCGCGCGCATCCCCTCATTAAGGTTGTAGTGCGAGAATGCAAGAACATATCCAACATCACAATCTCGTGCCACCAGACTTCGTTCGCTTACCCGCAGAAAATTAAACCATTTTTTAATGGCTTCTTCATACCCTTGAAGCGTAGCGCGGCTTTTATTCAAAGCGCGCTTTTCTTCAAAATACTCCTCAAAACAATCATCCAGGTTGCGCTCAAATACTCTTCCCTTGGTGAATACTGACCGTGCCATAGTCCTTCCTCCTAATCATGGTGTCAAATTGTGCGACCCTGATTAACATTATAGACTAAAAAAATCATGGTGTCAAGTCTCCAATAGAAAAACCCCAGAAGCGAGTAATATCAACGCTTCTGGGGTTTGGTGCGCCATCAGGGACTCGAACCCTGGACACCCTGATTAAGAGTTTAGGGTCCTTCGTAAATGCGCCAGAACCCGCTAAATAGCGCAATTTACCCCTGATTATTTTGGTAGTTGGCTCCTAGATTAATCTTCTAGATTTTCCTCGTCTTCATCCACATTTTCTTCCACTATTTTAGTCTCTTCATACGAAACAAAAGAGCAAGCGCAATTAGGATGATATGGTGGCAACTCCACATTTATATCGGCATCTTCTAATGGGATTGGGTCCCCATCAACATAGTCGAGACAAATACCACCACACTCGGCATCGCCAACTATTTCAACATATTCGACGCCCATTTCAAGATAACTATCTTTCAAACCACGATTATACATCGCCATGGTTTCAGTTTTCAATAGCCTTGCGGTATCGTAGGCTGTCGCGCCAACCAATTGACGCCAAGCCTTCTCCATCCATTCCATACCACGGCCATTACTAATACCTTCGCGCAACACGAAGTCTAGTTTAGATTGAAAGTTTGCTACATGGCCATATAGCCTCTATGAATATACTTTGCCATCTTGGCACCAGGGTATCGGCAAGATAGAACTAGTAATATAAGTGTCAGTTATTCGCACTTCTGGGGCAACAGCATTCACATTAATTTGAACCGTATATTGCTGCAAGGGCTATGGTTCAATACCAAGTGCTGCTTTCTGCACCTCTTCCATTGTAGGGGTCTCTCGTTCCCAAAGAGGGAGTAACCCCATTAAAGCATAAGCATCTGCGCTAGACTGCTGATAAGTTTCAATCAAGCTTTCAGTGATGACATTATACCCTATCCAGTAGTATTCCAATAGCCGCCAGTGCTGCTTCTACTGGGCTTCTAACATCGCTGTTCGAATAGCGGGATATCGGGATAAATCAATCTACATATGAGGGTCTTCCAAATACTTTTCCAGGATCATTTGAAGCTCTGGTCGCAACTCATCCCACATCTCATCAGTTATTTCCTTTAATATGGAATATAAATCATCTGTGCGCACATATGCCTTTGCTAGCGCTGCAAGCACTCTCTCTTGGGTTTCCCGATATCGAGCCAACTACTTTCTTTTACTTATGTTCATTCAGTAGTCGCCAAACCGTCATTCTTCGTAATCATAGCTTGTGTGCGATACCCCAGGTCTGCCGATTGGAAAAATGGATTATTTAGTTTTTCTTGTTCTTGTTGCTCTTGCACCTTCTCCTGTTCAGCCGCAGCATCATCAATAAACGGAATTTGCGCCAATAGTGTCTCATTAGATACAATACCATCGAGTTGTTTAACCATTGTGGCTACCTCGCTCAAATTAGCTGGAATATTGCGTCTAAATGCAATATCAACCGCGCGCCAGTCAAAGCTATTCCCCATTAATCCTTGAATACAAGAAATTAATTCTAGTCTCTGCTACAATCCACGTTTAAACTTGCGCTCCTTACCTGAAATAAGGTTCTCGGTGCCTAATAATTTATATTGAATGGCGACGCCACTACTATTGCCAGCAAAGTTTTCGTCGCTCATATCAGGACAATGTGAAAACTTGTGAATGTCTTTATCCAATCTAATCTTCATGTTCTCGACATTCGCATCATCAGTATTCTTAATTAACCATTCTGCCGCAGTGCCTTGGTCCATCAAGAGCACACGGTTCTCTTTCATCTTTACAATATCTTCTGCATCTGCGGTAAAGCCATAAAGAGCCAAATACGCATCGACAAAATAGTCGAAATCATTAACCGTATCACTCTCCATAGTATCATACGCATCAATCAAACTTAATACTGGCTCAAAGTCGCCAATAAGTTCTTCATTATTCTTGTAAATAGCAACAGGCACCATACCAAAATAATGCGGCGTAGTCTCAACCAAAGTCAGGCCGCTGGTGGTTTGGTTTGCTTCATACCTCTTGATATCCGTAGCTGTTGCTACCTCTACTACAAGTTTTTCTTTGTCGTTCATAACTTCTTTGACAGAATAATATCGTATAAATGCAAGGAGATTTTTTTCAATAGTGTCATCATAAATAGGGATACATTCGCGAGTATCTAGCGCGTGGAACCGCAACATAGGACGCCCCATACCCTCATCTTGTTTTTCCATATACAATAGCTCATAAGCGACACCATAAATACTCGCCAATTTAGCCAATTCCGCATTTTCATCAGCTTCATCATTATACTCAAACAACATAGATAATTCGTTTATCATCTACTCATCGTCTGCGGTATAAGTAATCGGCTCACCCACAAAATAACCAACTAATGTATGCGTAATAAGGCTCGCATAAGCATTGGCAATCTTATTGTTGGGCTTTGTGCTGTCCGCCATTTGCCGTCTTAATATATCATTTTTAGTCTCATAATACCTATGAAGTTTCTCTAATCGCGGTAGCTCCATTGTTTTATGAGTATCAACAATTTTCTTAATTAAGGCTGGCGTTAATTCAATATCACTAGATAATGTAATCAATTACAGCAACCTCCTATTAAAATAATAACTTCTTATCAAAAGTCTGTAATTGAACACGAGCATCTAAACATTGCAATGAATATCTCAATGCATCAAGATAGTGGTTCCACTTATCAATAGGCTCATTAATATATTCATTAGTTTGTTTATCGCGTGTCCAGGAATAATTCTCTAATTCTTCTTTAATATTCACGCAAGAGGGATGAATAATCAATTCGAACTGTTGAAGTTTCTAAATGCCCTGTAAAACAGAGCCTTTACCCTTCACGCTCGGTTTAGCATTGCGGATGCCGCATTGCCGCAACTCATCAATACTCTTTTGTTCGGCACTATCGCAAATAATTAACGATTTGGCGAAACCCAAAGTAGTAATAGCATCTGCGATTTGATTATTAAGATAACCTGTGCCACCCCACTCGCGGAACACATAAATACGGTTCTCTTGCGGCACCAAGAGAGAAGCGACAAATGCGGTAGGATCATTCGTATAACCAAAGTCGCATCCGCATAACAATTGTCCTTTCAACATCTCGGCATCAAAATCCATCACCTACCAGTTATTATACACTAATTTATCAAGAGAGCCAAACTCACCAAGAGCATAAATAGTATAATAAACTGGATTGGTATTTTTCATCCGCAATAGCGCATCAATATACTGCTGCGGCAAGAACCTATTATGCATATAATTGGTCTTGATAACCTTTACTTCGCTGCGGAAATCGGTTAAATCTGGATTTTCATCGAAAAACCACAAATAACACCAGTTTGCTTTTGATACTGGGTTAAATGATAAAATAATCTGTTGTCCAAGAGCCAAAGGATCTCTTACGCGCAAATCCACTTGCGTGAAGTCATCTGCGCTAAACTCTGTTGCTTCTTCAAGCCAAGCGTCAGTGATACCCACTATTGACTTTATCTTCTCGGTATCGTCCAAACCGGCACAAAGAAACTATGATCCATTTGGCAGTATAATAGAAAAATCTGTGCGGTTAATATCGCACAGATTTAAAATATGAAACTTATCTAATGTATCCAAGAGCAACTAGAATGTAGAAGCTTTTGTAGTGCGATTAACCTTGCGCAGAACGAGTATTTTGCGGCGTTCATTAAGCGCTTTAATCACTAGCTTTTGCGCCACAAATACACTCTTGCCCGAACCAGCACCGCCATAATATACTTCATATCTTGTTGAATAATCCAATAGATGAGGATAATACACATCATTGAATATATTCTTATGTATATTAATCTTCATCATTATCCTCAACAATAGACACTTCAATCACATCTTTTGCCTCAACCTTTTGAGTTTGTAAGCCAAGATTTTTTGATAATGTATTTAGTGCCTGGATTTTGATTTGCGCGGTGTAGTGCTCGTCTCCTTTTGGAGCAAATGCCATCTCTGCTAATTCAGCAGCAACTCTTTTACCATCTAACTACAAACTATCGTATATCTCTTGTCTGCGTTTATCAAGATATGCTTTAACATCAGGTTTTTTAATCATTTGATATGGATAAGATAGGTTAGTTGATTTAGTATCTACTCCATATACATCTTTATATGCTTGTGCTAAATTATAGCCATTAGAAAGATATGTATCTACCATTAGTTTCTGCTTCTCGTTAATAGCCATAACACTCACCTCACCTTCTATTGAACGAGATAATTTAACCATTATCTTATTACAACCATTATTTATTTAAATCTCTTATTTATTATACTTATATATTATGCGGGTCTCCACAACCGCAATTTGCTACCAAGAAGCGGTTGTGCAGCACCGTAATTTCCTAGCAAATTGCGGTTGTGTAGAACCGTCATTTGCTAGCAGGAAGCGGTTGTGGGGAACCGCTACGATTTTTCCATTTAGCAATTACAGTTGGTTTATCCCAATTATTCTTAATAACCTCTCTAATCCAATCAAAATTAACAACAATCCAAAGATAACCACCTGCGGCATCGGCTATTTGAGATATAAACCCCATCTGCTCCAAGGTTGTTCTTGCCGCACGCACGGTGCGCTCATTACAACCAACGCAATCATTTATATTACTTAATTGCCAGCCCACAAAATCTTCATCTTCACTCTTGGGCTTATTGCCCATTAGATAAATAAGAACCTGGCACTCGCTATAAGTTAAATTGTTAAAAGCATAAACAGTAATATCCTGCGGGATACTCCAAAATGACTTACCCGCCAACAGTTTATCGCCTTTATGTTTTAATATCGGCATCTCTCTTGGCATATGACTTATCTCCTTAATGACTTATTTCTTTAACCTATTGGATAATCTCGTAAAATCATCCATAAAATTACCGCTGACCTCGAATGTCCATACATCCCACTCTGGATGATGATAATTGGGTTCAACTTTAACGATACGATAACCCAATTTGCGCAACTCGATTGCCAACGGTTTAGTAAATATTTTCTTATATTTCATATGACTTACTCCTATTGAATTATAATAAACAACGACCGCGCAAAGGATGACAGGATGCGCGGCCGCTGAAAGAAGGAAGGAAATAAATAGCCTATGTATATGGCTTGCGTCGAGCCAGTAATAAGTTATCTCCACTGCTTATTACATATATATTATACAAAAAAATTTTTTCTTTGTCAATTTTTCTCTGGCGCAGTTTCTTCTTCCTGACTGTCTTCAAACTCCTACCATTCAATGGCCCCAAGTGGAGCTTGTTGGGCATCGGCGATATTAACCCCTTCATCAGGTTCAACAAAATCTTGCCATACAAATGGGCCCATAATAATACCTCCTACTCTTTATACTATAATTATATCATTATTTTTTAGAGTTATCAACTGGGTCTTGCTAAAACGAGCCCCAACGTTTAGGAGGTCTTCTGCCGTGCAACATTTCTAATGCGTGTTCAACACGAACTCCCATATCTTCACACGCTTCTTTCAGTGTTGCATATTCTTTTATAACATTACCATCGCGGTCAATTGTGCGCGCAGGTCTATATCGACTATAAAGATACTGACCTTTGCGCGAGTTATTGACATTCTCTTTTGCTGAAACCCACCGCAAGTTGGAAATATTATTATTGGTTGGGTCGCGGTCAATATGATCTATTTGCGGCAAGTTATCTGGATTATCAATCCAAGTGCGTGCAATCACTCGATGCCACAACTCACCAGTCTAGCCAATAGTGCCATCATCTTTGCGGTATCTATACATAAACATTAAATAACCACTATTGTGTAAATGCGGTTGAACCTCTTTTTGTGTGCGCATATTGCGAATATGCCCCAAATTAGATGCTTCATATTGAGTTTTCATATCGGCCTGACGCTTTAATATAATAGGTCTCCAAGTTTCTTCCATCTTTATTACTCCTTTAACTAAACTGCTGCGCTAATTTGATTAGGTATGCTTGTATTTTTAATCGTTCTTCGACTGTTAGTTCTTTTACTAACCCAGCCGCATACTTGCGCAAACGGCTGTATGAGATACCAGTCGCAGCAGCCAATGATGCTTTGTTAAGGTTGCGAATAATTTCTCTCATAGTTTTCAACCTTTCATTATTATCTAAAAAATTGGAAGGGTCGTTGGAACGATTTTGTCCTAAAAAATTAGGATAAAGCATCAATACGCGCACCCATTTCTTTTAAAACCTAACGAATATATTTTAATTCTTTGTCTTTTACGCGCTTCTCTTTAACAAAAGTGCGTGCAAAGTTTTCTTGGCGATTAGCCAATTCAACTTCATCTTTCTCTGCGGCAAACGGATAACGAATTATCTTAACTACTCTTAACTTTTGCTTGATGCGTTTAATACTATCGACAAGAGTAATAGTATCACCAAGATGGGTGTTAGGATTTAACTCACATAAACTAACTTTATAGCTTACTTGCGGCTGTGCAATACTGTCGAGATAATCCTGCGCCGCACCTTTCAACCTCTCGGCTACATCAATATCTTCATTGCGCCACACTTTTTCAATGCGCTTTTGAGTATAAGAGTAGTTTTCTAAATATGGTCTGTTGTTATTGATTTGTTTGATATCTAAACCGTCTTTGCCGTATGGATAAAGCACAGTTGCATATTCATATGTTGAAGACTGTTTAGATAACCGCCTTAATTTTAATTCATTGGAGTAATAAGATGTGCTTTCAAGAGAACCAATTTTATCATAAATATGAACCACTTTATTTTTAGTATCAAACCATAATTCTTGATTTGTCTCCTCTTGGACTGCGCGCAAACCCTCTAATGCAGTTAAATCATTTGTCTAAATCGTTAGCGCAGTGTGGTCATTACTATGATATTCAATGCTCCAACTTGGGATTTGTGATAAACAATATTGATATGCTTGTTCAGGATTAAGCATATACACATCAAAAATAGGATAAACAAATCCAGAAATCTCTTCTATATTAGCATTACAATAGACAGTAAAGAAGTTATTGTCATTCAAGACAAGTTCTTTAATTACATATTCATAGTCGGCAGTTTCAATATAATTTTCTTCACTTATATATTGCAAATAGCTTTCGTCGCAAGGAACCTGGAAGCAGAGATTTTTGATCCCTACTTCCACGGTTTCTGTGGTATATACTTCGCGCAAGCCATCGCTTAATAAAGTGAGAAAATTATGATTGCTATCATATACTTTTAACATTATATATACCTTGCATTATAAGCAACTTCAATTGCTAACTATGAGCCATTAGATACTACAACATTGTTAATGCCTGGCTCAATATGCGGGAACTGCCAACCGCTATATTTATCCCAAGCATCAACACCATTGACGGTGAAAGTTTTATTTTCACCGTCAATGATTGCAACACTATTGGCTTGAATATTTGTAATTACAATTGGACTTTCACTTAACCCAGTAATTGTAATATTTAATAAATTAACTCTCGGCACAATAGTAATTACACAAGGGGCTGGCGCGGTTCCAGCATTAGTAATGCTGAAACCGGTGCCGTCGTTGTCAAATACTATTGGATAATAATTATCTGCCAATTTTTATACCCCCTTAATTAATTACTAGATAGTAATTACCGTAATACCATTTCCAAACACGATTTTGTGTATCACGGTAATAATATTCACCGTCTTGTTCATACTCGCGAGTTTCGTCATAGCTGTCCCAATCAAACTCACTATCAAAATCTAATTTATCATCTGTTGGTTCATCATCTGGCTCTTCGCTTTCGGTTTCGTTAAAGTTCTGGTCGATACGGAACCAACCTTCCATACTATAAGCCCATTGTGGATCTCTGGTTGAATGGCCTTCCTTAAAGACGCGGTCGCCAGCCATAAATTCACCAAGCTTGTAGGCATCATCTTCAATTGGTAAATCATAATAATTCAAATAATCTTTTGCCAATACTAAAACATCTATATCTTCGGTAGTATTTAATTGTGTTTCATCCTCATTCCACCATTGTTCGCCGTCGAATAAATAATTAGTGCCATCAACAGCGAGTTTAAAATATGTGGTAATTGGATTAATTGAATTGGCAGTAGTCCAACTTTTATATTGACTTACTGTCGCAGAGGCAGTGGGTGGCGCCAAATATTTGTGGTATGAAGATGTCGGACCATGGGTATCTTTCATAATTACAATTGTATTCTTTTCTCTTGTAGGATATAATCCAGACACCTATGATAATCTTGTTTGATTGTTCTATGCTTCATCTTCTGTTAGCGAATATCTAACCCAACCATCGCCCATATCATACCACTCACCAGACAAGTGGCTAGTTTGCTCTGGTTTTACAAGACGCCATATTGGGACATAAAGGTTTTTTGCAAGTGTGTGTTTTTCTTTTGCTAATTCATCTGGATATTGATAAGCCGTTAATGCTTTTTGTGCTTGATAAATCCTGTTTGGATTATTCGAATAGTAGCGGTATTGTAATGACCAACCAACAAATGGGTCGTAAATAAAATCAGCAGGATTTTCGCCCACCTTGGTGCGGACATCATATTCAAATACATCTGCTTCATCTTTATAAAGCAATTGACCGCTTAATAAATCAAATAAACCAGCATGTTCAAATTGCATTTCTTCGCCATCCCAGTTATACCACATACCCTTTGGCACAGGAATAAAATAATTCTAAATTACATTATTAATATATGTGCGAATACCGTGGCATAAACCTGCGCCAATATTTGGCCGCACACCATGAGTTCGTGGTGCGGTATTATTTGCCTCTTGATAGAAGGAACTATGCGTTGGATAAATGCGGAACATACCATTGGGACTTTCATTATATACATCGCTACCAGACCCGGCAACAGTGCGATGTAAAGCATACATTGGTTCAAACTCATTATGATATGGAATTGTTGCCATATACAGTGACGAATAAGGAGAATTTTCACTAAAATAGAAGCGTCTGCGTGCATTTTGTTCATAATTCATAAACCCTTGCAAATTGGCATTATATATTTTATCTACCAATGTGGTGCCAGAACTTGAATAATAATTAAAGTTAGGATGAGTGTCTATATACAATTCAATTAAATCTTCATAGAAACTAATTGAAGTGCCACCTTCACTAGTGCTTGGAGCTGGATTGTAAATATAATAATAACATCGTCTATTATTTGGGTTCATACCAGGCGCTGTTTCATAGTCTTGAAAATAATTATCGCCCTAGAACAAAATATTTAATATGGCATTTGCTCCTGGAACACTCCAATGATGAATTGCTGTCTTATCACGGTATTTACTACTTACAGTATTAATCATTGGGTCTTCGGTTTCAAACACATATTCAGTGTAAGCATCAGGGAAATTATTGCTTAAAGAACCACTACCTGCCAAATATTCATCCATATTTGCTGCACGACGCCAATATTTAAATTGATGTGGGTCCATAAATGGATAAACCACATATTGCGCGCCAACACGCACTAATTCATCAAAAGAGAAGAATAAGTGCTCTTCATCCCAAGGATGTGGGTTCCATAAATAAATACCATCATAAAAACCTGCTGGTTTATATAAGTTCTTATCAAAACCGAAATACTCCCAAGTTAATGAAATTGGAGCACCGCGGTATAATTCTGGTAATTGCAAATTACCCTAATCATCATAGCGCCAAGAGGTCTCAATGAAGTGGTCCCAGTCAGGGTTCCAATCACTGATTACACAGCTAAACGCGCTACGGCCCAATTCATTTTCTGTGGTTCGGTGATTTTTATAATATACACACACATAATGATATATCGTTTCAGGATATACAAAATCTAATTCGTGTATATCACTAAATGCCTCTTGCGTATAATTGCCGCTATATGTATAATTACATCTATCATGGAACTGTAATCTGCGGTTATTTGGATAAATACCAACATCAGCTAATGATGCAGCATTGCTCCAATCAACTTTATTTAAATCAATAACTGCAATATCAAGTGCATTATATAATTTACCAGCCTGATTAAAACTAATCTCTTCGGCCTTTACCCAACTCTCTTCGGCAGGGACATAAGCCCACAACCTATCAACAGTGAGTTTAGTAATTAAGATTTCTTCGCCAAATGGGATAGTTGCAGTTTCATCATCTGGCTCATCATAATCAGGATTTTGTCCTGGTCCAGCCACTGGTTGTGTGCCACTTAAATCAATCCAACCATGATAATACTCTTTTAAGCGGCCCCATCCATTGCGCTCCTCTTGGATAGTATAAATATCACTTGTCGCAATAGATGCCAAGTTCTTATACTTGCGCGCAGGTCCATAATGAATACCGGTATATGGATTGATTACGCGCACTTGATAAGGAATGAAGTAGTCTTGCGGCTCATCTTCATACATCGCACTATGATAGTGATTACGATATTTAATTGCGCCTTTTGGATTAAGGACCTTCGCAGGCAATTGACAAATCAAATAGTTGTTGCTATTTGGGTCAATATCAATTTGCGCCTGTGGATCATCATACGCGCCACCACGATAATATTCTAAATAGAGTAAATCTGGTCTTTCTGCTTTTGTATATTTATCATATACAACCACGGGGCTTGGCGCATCTATAAACCCAGCTACATCATTATCGCGCAAAATCCGTTCATCAAATACCAAGCGGCCTGCCTTAAAGTTTTCATCTTCATATAAACTAGTATTTATATTCAAATCTGCCAAACTTCGTGCATTTTCAATATCAGCCAATGAGAAGAATAAGTCTTGTGTGCCTAAACGGTAATCATCTTTGTAATATACAACTGATTTAGCATATGTGCGCAACTTATAATAAATATTAATTAAACCTTGATTATAGATATCAAGTAAAGTCCAATTATTGTGCCCATCATCTGGGTTATCAGTATCTAACATACCATCCAAATGATAGCTGTCTGGTTTATAATCATTATATTGTAATTCATCAGCAAGAGTAGAATTACCTGGATAGAACCAAGTAGGAACTGCCACATACTGGTTAGCAATAAAATGATTGTTTTCATCATAATAATTCTCGGTAATTTTACCCCAATAGCATGGGTCATCAGCGGTATGAAGTGGGATAACATCCTGCGGACGAATGGTAATGGTCTAATCAACCATACCACCGGTGCCTGCGGCACTGCTTAAATAATAGCGTTCTGTATAGGTGCCACCTTCATTACTGTTGCCGAAGAAGATTTCAGTGATTAAGTCAAACAAACCATCGGCTGGCATTGTATAGTCATAAATCTTCTCGCCCTCTTTGACAGGTATCATATCACGAACAAGACGGTCTTGGTCCCAAATCTTGATACTCCAAATAGCGCCCATATAATTCTGCGGATATACTGGGCAAGGCCAGTCGCTATACGCAACATTGCGGGTAGTAGTTGAAGTTGAGGTAATAGGATTACCAAAGTCATCTTGACCAATAACATTAACTGTTGTAATTGTTTGTCCTGTCCATTCACCACTAAATGGGTTCATCATTTGTTCGATGTCGCGAGAACTGAAACCTACAATACCAATACCACCAGTAATACTTGGATATGTTGTTGGATTAAATGGCATAATATTCATTTTGCCAGTGTCAGGATTACGAGTGCGGAACAAGGTTAATGAACCGACAGGCTTACAACGGCCTTCGAAGGTGTCAGTATCGCCACTCTCATCGAAATTGACATATGTTAAAAGGTTGCTATTGCCCCAGTCATACGCCGCAGCATAAGAATGATATGCATCAAGAGTGTAAGTAATTGGGTCAGCCAACCATTTATTAGTTAAGTGCCCTTCGCCACTGGTATCATTGGCTACTGCATAACGACTGACATAATCGCCATAAGCGACGCTGCGTTGATAACCATAAGTCTTATATGCAACAAATGTATTATAATTATCATCTTCACCTTCGGCGAATCCTTTACGATAAACACCATACATCCTTGCAACTTTTGGCTGGCCGTCATACATATCGCGCACAGTGCCGTTGTTGCTGTTTGTGCGATACCAAGTTTCTCCATCGATACTAATTGGGCCAATATCAGTATATGCGCCCCATTTCGCCTCTGGGATATGCCCTCTAATAGCAAAACAACCACGAGATGCCTTACTCTCTTCTGGAATATTTTTACTATTTTGATATCTTATATCACTATTGGCATAAAGAGTTTGTGTCGCAGCCTGGTGATGATTTAATGTCGGTGCGCCAAGTGCGCCATAATATCCAAAGGAATATGTATAATCAGGCGCTTGATAACCATATGGAGTGGTTGGCGCATTGAAACCATTACCTTGGAAATAGCCTTTAAGTTCTACTTTTAAGCGGCCAAGTTCTTTTGGTGTATAGCCCAAATCAATATATGGAATGGCACCACCATTGACCATATAATAGCCGCCGCCTTTACCATTACCAACCTGATATAACATATTAAATGGCGCTTCTTGTGATGTCCAATAAAGCACTTTATCAATATGAGCCTCATTAGTTGGGTCGTCTGGTTCGGCCATGGTCATATAAAGAATATCAATATGCCCATAGTCCATTAAAGTATCAAATGTGTATAGTGTTTCAGTATTTTGTAAAATACCACCATCACAATTGACAGGTTTGAATTTATTGATATAACTATTCGGCATCTAATCAACCAAATAGAATGGTCCATCAAACTCATCAACAGTAATAGACCAAGTGGTTGATGCAATTAAATTCGCTTCGTCAATATCATCTGTATAATAACGCACTTCAACATTCTCTGTTGTCGGCATATATACAATAATATATTCATCACGAAGATTTTCAGGAGTATTAAGTCTAAAATCATGTTCATACCATTCGTAAGGAGCACCATCAGCATAATATTCAATAGGCTTCATTGCATTATAATCAATGAAATATTCAATATATTCACCGTCTCTAAACTGACTTTCAGTTAAAGTAAGTGGAATTGTGCCGATAGTTTCATAAGTGCGCAAACCCCACACTTTCTTCATATAGCGAATGGTTGTTGTATAAGTTTCTTCGGTTTCAGTAATTGGTGTATATACAATGTTATAAGGAGCATTGTCCATCACGCGCTGTAAGGAAACTTTGGTGCCAGGGTATTGGAAATCTGTCTTATAACCTTCTGGACGGTATTTATTTAAACGGACAATATCACCAAAAGTAGGAACCTGATAGAAATCACGCTCTTCAATGCCGATAATGTCTGTCGCAATAAGATTTGCTGGGTCAATACTATCACGATAATAATGAACTTCAAATAAGTTTTGAAGTGCTTCATAATTAACAATGAAAATATAGCCGTTTAAATTATCAAAATTAATTGCAGCAATGTTAGACAAATTGGTAATAACACCTGCACGATAATAATTTGGTTGATAAGTATCAACGAACAAGAAATCGTAAAGATCAATTTCTTTATCAAAATCGTTGCCACGGAAGAAAATTTGGTTGCTCTGGAAAATAACGCCATCTTTGCAATAATTGACATAACAAGAGCCAATTTGATGTTCTGGGTTTAAATCTTCATAGCTATCATCGTCCATAATGTTAAAGCTATTCAAACCAGTAGCATCTTCAAAGAATGTTTGTGAAACTTTATCATACAAACAATTACTTGGCGCAATTTGATTACCAATTTTATCATAGTATTGGACTGGAATAAAATCACGAACCAAAGTGTTGCCATTCCAAATGCGGCAGCTCTTAATACCGATACCAGCGAGGCCATCAGCATACATACCATTATTATTATTCGCAAATAAATATAATGGATTGGGCATTTGCGCATGTTCAACTGGCAAAGAAGAACTATAAGTAAATGTTGCAGTTGAATAACCTTCACGCTGCGGCGCAGCAAAGATGCCAGATTTTTCACTCCAACCAACCGCGCGCTCTTCTGTTGAAATTAATGGATTTGATGTATTACCAGCTTTTGCTTCATAGGTATTAACACCAGATAACCCAGTGCCATACATGGTTTGATTATTATAGCGCATATAGAACTGGCCCAACGGGGAAGAACTGCCAAACAAATAACCATAACCAGCATTCACAGTATAAAGAGGAGTTAATTCATCCACGCGGTAGCAATCAATAGCAATAGTAAGTTGAGACATATCCATCGCGCTTACGCCAGTATTAATATAGGCGTGGTTCATTGTCCAAGTAGGATGCTCACTTTCATAGGCACCCAAGTCATTATGCTGCAAGAACAAAATGCGGTGAGGATAATCAATACCAGATGGGTCTTCTGGCTCTGTTTCAGTCATATACAAGATATCAATGCTGTTCAACTCGCGCAAAGCACTAAATTGAATAGGGCCATTATATTGGACTTGTCCATTCCCTGTATAGACTGATTTATAAAGATTAACATCAAGGCCCAAGTCATAAAGAGTGGTTTCAGTAGTAAAATCAATTACAGAATAACTAATATTACTGCTACCAACCCAGTTCAATTCGTTAATGTCATCAGTATAATAATAAACCGGAGTAGTATAAGTAGAAGCATTATAAACCACTTCATAATTTGATGCAATCCCGTCAAAATCAAGCAAAGTATTTTCGCTTGCGCCATTAAGATAACCAGCATCATAATATTCAGGACGATACTGATTTAAATTAATGATATCACGCAATCTTACGCCACCAACGGTATCAGCTTCATTTACAATAATAATTGAAGTATTTAAAGTTGAATAATTGCTGGCAAGCTGCACGCGGTATTTAACAATAACATTTTTGGTGCGGACTGTTTTAATTTCCTCATAAGTAATCATCAAAGGAGATGCTTGCGTTAATGCAGAAAGTGTAATCTCACCATCATAGCTATTGTTAATATCGAACTGATAACCTTCTGGGCAATGACGACGGATATCTATTAAGTCGCCCAATACTGGGTTATTAAGAAATTGAAGCGCATTAATTGTATATTGCTCTTCAATATAAGTTGTTTCATCAGTATAATATCTTACACCAATAGTGTAATCAATAGGCACATAATATACACGCAATACGCCCATATTGATTACATCGTCGTATGTTTCAATTAAATCTGCATTATATAAAGCGCCATCTTGATATTCAGCGGTGTGGTATTTATTTAAATCAATACCTACATCTTCAATATCAAAATTATCTTCATAAGTGTCTTTATAAGTCAAATGGATAGGAATTGTTGCTAATCTATACCAATTTGGATAGGTGCCAGCATAGTATTCAATATAAACAATATTATCTTTTCTGCGGTAATTAACTGTATAAGTGGTTTCCAAGCTATCATAGGTAATGAGTTCATTGTCTTGATGGTCTTGGATAGTGCCGGTTTGGTAATATAATGTATTTGGATTATAAATATCTACTTTAACAATATCGGCAAGGGTCATACCTTGAACAATCTTTGTCTCTTGAACATTACTAATACGAGTATCAATAATTTGATAGGTGCCATCATCTGTCTCATTGCGATAAATAACTGTAATATTCTTGCTTTGTTCATTTTCAACACGCTGATAGCGAATATGGATAGGGCTTGCCGCAAGCAATGTCTCAATAGTCAAATCACCATCATAATCAATAATGGCGCGGTAGCCATCTGGACGATAAGTTTGTGCATCAATGATTTGGCCGATACTGCGCGCTTTAATAAGCTGCGGATGAGTAAATACTACTTGCTTTTCTACTGTTGGAGAATAGCCAGTGCCATTATCTAACCAATAGGAAGCAGTAATAGTATATTTCATTGGAGCATAATTGATGATTAAAGTATTTAAACTTTTTAAGTTTTCATAAGTAAGCGCCATTCTACCAAGATTGCTTGGCGCACCAGACATATAATATTCTGGCTTATACTTATCTACATTAATACCAATAGAAGCCAATGTATCATTTTCGCCATTAAAAGCACCCGCACGAATTGGTATTACTTCGGTGCTTAACATTGTTGTTTGGTCTTGATAATACACAACAGTGAGCTTGAATACGCTGGTAGCTTTTTCATCTGTCGTATAAATCTGGCGCTCGCCCTTGGCATAATCGCTATCTAAATTATACGATACAATGAAATTACCATTCTTTAAGCGGTCGGTTTTAGCCTTACCGCGCATAGTTGTATCAAAACTATAACTCATATCATCAAATATTAACGTTGCCTTTTTTAGCATTTGTGTCAATTTGCTAATTTTTAAAAATGCGTCATCTTCATCTGCGCCAAGCACCAAAAAAGATAATTTAATATCTTTAAATCGATCCTGTTGCCGCACAAATGTAGGTTGAATATCTCCATCTAACCATTCTTGTGTTGTATCAATCTGGTTAGAACTAATTACTCTGTCATAAAGTTTTATCCCTAATGAGGAAATATCTACTCCATTAATTAGCATTAGATACTCATACCTCCTTCACGATTAATCGCCAAACCAATACGGTTTAGAGTTGTGTCTATATTTTCTTGCTCTTGTTTTACAGACGAATCCTCTTGTAAGTCTCTCATAGTATTAACCGCTATGGGAGCAGGACGCGAAGTAATCGAAGACATCTGTGAAAATACTTGGTTCATAACTGTATCATAAATCGCCATCACTCTATCTCCAATTCTGTAAAAGTTTTTTCTCGTTCTTCTATACTACCAAAAGTATAGTCTAACTTATCAACTATCTTAATTGGTTCCTTGTTGCCATTTAATGCCTACAACATTGCTAATTTATTAAGATTAGCGGTCATCTCTTGGCGTCGTAGATATCCAATATAAGCCAGTTCAATTTCATCGGGCTCCATCAACAATGCGATGTCAGGACTTATACCCAACTCGCCAACGGCTTTCGAATATAAGTCCATCACATCTGCATTGAGAAAGGAAAAAGATGGCAGCTATCCAGTTTCACGAGCTCGCGCATATAAATGTTTAAGTTCGTCGGCCTGGATTGGTTGAAGAGATATCAAGCCTGCGGCAAAGACATCTTCTTCTTTTATCTCTGAAAGAGACTATAAATAAATTATTTCGTTTAGCCCAATTTTGAACCGATAAGTTTTTCCATCAATTTTAATCGTTTGTAGAAACATCGGTTGTTAATTCTCCATCGCCCAATAGGCGCACATTATATTTATAGGAATTATTATAAACCGCATTAAGCGGGAAATCAGTAATCAATGCTTTGCCTAAATAACGGACCTTATCCAACTTAACCTCAACATCAATAGGCAAATTAGATAAGAAAGCGTCTTGCAATACACTAAATGCAGTATCATTCTTTACATACATACCATTGCAATCAATGCGCCAAGACTTAATTGAAGTTAAGTTTTTACTCCACTCGTCATCAATTTTATTGGTAATATCAATTACTTTTGCGGAACGAGATAAAGTTGCATTTAACTGGCCACCTAATGTTTGATTATTTAATCTAATCATTACATCAATACCCTTTTGAACATCAGCCACTAATCTCATCTCCCTTCGCTAATGTGAATGCATAAGACACAATACCATGTTTGCGCACAGGCCCCGTCTCTTTATCATCAATAATATGAATTGAACTTTGTTGTGCATACATTACTTCGGCGTTTGCGTCAATAAACTCTAATAAATGAGCGTTAATATTATCTACAATCTATAAGATTTCTTTCTCACCATGATAGGTGCTGAAAATATCAACAGTAATAGTTAAGATAGTTCCATTAGCATTGCGCAATGGAGCAAATGCTCCACCATTAATTCGCAAATTTAAATATGGGAACTCATCTCGCATTACCCAATTATCGCCAACATTATA